CAGCGGTGATCCTGTGACAATTTATATAGCTAACTCTGCTTTTTCAACTTATGGCGTTCCTGCATACACGAATCAATGCTTATTAACATATTATAATGGTTATTTCATTTATAGTGGAACCACTTATTCATACAGTGCTGGCAGTGGCACAATATATTCTTACGCTCACACTGGAACAGATTGTAGTGGTAACTCTATAACGATTTATACAAATAATGGTACTTTTTCATTTAATGACGCTGCCTTCACGAATCAATGCTTAACAAGTGGTTATACTGGCTATTTTATTATTGGCGGGGGCACTTATTTATATAATAATGGCAGTGGTGCTCCAAATGCATGCCCACCTCCGCCGCCACCTCCAACGCCGCCGCCACCTCCAACGCCGCCGCCACCTCCAACGCCGCCGCCGCCACCTCCAACGCCGCCGCCGCCGCCAACGCCGCCTCCAAGTCCAGCACCATCTTACACCAATCCTAACATTCTAAAAGCAGACATCCATTCAAGCTACGAGACTGGCTCTGGAGCTTGGCAAACTTATAGAGCTAATGTGACTGGATTGTTTGTTTCAAATTCTGGCGCAAACAGAGCAGACTATCGCGATCACCTTGTTAGAGAATTTAATCGTAAAATCAGCATTTTAAATCAGCCCACGGGATTGTTTATCAGGCCGTTTGACGATGGTTTTAGGTTTACGGGAACTTCAGTTTATTAATTTTAAAATATGACACTTTACTATATAGATCAAGGTTCAGGACTCTGGAACGATCCTGACAACTGGTTTCAAAACGAAGCTGGAACTATTCCTAATTACACTGTTCCAAGTGCAATTGATGATTGTGTAATTAATGCTGGTAATACTGCTGATGAGTTGATTGGCACATACAGTAGCGTCGTTAACAACGGCACCATCACTGAAAACTTCAATAGCATCAGCATCAACAATGGCACTGTCACCGTCAACAACGGCACCATTGATACCAACAGCGGCACCGTTAACACCAACAACAATGGCGGCATCGTTGATACTAACGACGGCACCGTCACTGTCAATAACAACAGCGGCACCGTCATCTTCAACTACAACACTGTCGTCAACAACAACGGTACGGTCACTTCCAACTACTACAACAGCATCCTCACCGTCAACAACAACAGCATCACCTACAACTACGGCACCGTCACGACCAACAACAGTGGCGGCACCATTGATACTAACGACGGCACTATTGACAACAACAACGGTACGGTCAATTACAACTCCAGCGAAGGCACAGTAACCAACAACTGTGGCACCATCATTACTAATGAGGGTTTTGCTGGCCCATGTCCCACATCGTCTTATACTAATCCCAATATTTTAAAAGCTGACCTTCATGCGAGCTACGAGACTGGCCTTGGAACTTGGCAAAATTATCGCGCTAACGTGACTGGATTATTCGCAGCGAATTCTGGAACTAATCGAAGTGATTACCGCGACCACCTTATTCGAGAATTTAATCGTAAAATTAGCGTTTTAAATCAACCAACAGGTTTGTTTATCAGGCCGTTCGACAATGGTTTTAGATTTACGGGAGTTTCAATACAATAAAAAAGGGCGGGATTTCTCCCGCCCTTTTTCTTAGTTCTTACTTCTTAGTCTTCCAAGTCAATCTCTAGTCCTTCATCTCCTTCGCTCCAGAAGTATCCAAGATCGTCAAGCGCTTCCAGCACTCGATTCTTTGAAGGGTATTCAGGAGAGAAACTGTTCTGGACTTTGCGAACAGTCACAGAGGAGTAACCTTTCTTCTTTACGCCCTCAAGATACTTATCAACGCGATCCAAAAAATCACAGCGACTCTGAACAGTTTCGTTCTGCAAAGGTTCATTGCTTTCGTCAACAACAGGAGCTTTGATTTCCTGCTCAAACACAGAGACAACCTTATAAGCTGAAACTCGGCACTTTTGGCAAGAGTAGTCCTTGGGAACGCTCACAACGTCCTTTGGATTCACCTTGACCACCACCACAGAGCCATGAGCAAAGTCGCGAGCATAGTCGAGACTGCCAACATGAAGACCAAATGAACAGTGATGATCGCGATTGTCGTCAACATCGCGACGTTTCACTTCAATCTCTGCGCCAACAGAGTTGAGAATGCGGCCACGTTCATCTACAATACCTTTAACAACCTTGGTTGCCTTGTTGCCACTGATGCTCCAGAAATCGTTTTCCAAGCCCTTGTAAGCAAGGAAACAGCCATCATCAGTGATGGGGAGTTCCTTGTAAGCAAGGAATTCATAGAGTTCATTCACAGAAGAGGCAGAAGGATTGTCTTGAAGGTTTTGCCAAAACTTCTCAAACAAATTGAGTGGCAAACCTTCGCGATGAATGGATCGCACCTTGTCTGCAAGAGCTTTTGGAAGAGTTTCGCCCTTGTAGAGAACCTCTTCTGGAGAGATTTTAAATCCATTCTTTTCAACACGCTCAGCAGTCTTTTCGAGCGCTTTGCGAATTGCAGCTTCTTGCTGGTTTTCGGGAAGGTCAAATGCTTCAATGATTTTAGCGTATTGACTGGAACCCTTCTCGAATTTAGCGGGCTTGTTGTCGATGAACAGGACAATGCCTGCGTTGTTGATGATGTAGTTCATGATTCAGTTATTATAGTTTGGGTTGTGGGTTTGTCAAGGATTATTTGAGGCGAAGAATGGTGCGGAGTTCTTTGCGAGAAATGCGAGGACTTTTCGAGTAGTAAAATGAGCCGCTATCATGCATGGTTTCCATAATTTTGCCGCGAATAGAAGTTTCTTTTCTGATCTTATCAAATACACAGTTTGCTTTGACGCTGAATTTAGCATTGCGCTCTGCTTTTTTAGCCAAGGCATCAATGACATCAACGCTCAAAAATGGCTTTCTAAGATTGCTGATGTTTTGGGCAATGTTTCTTTTTTCATTCTCAAGTTGAGTTACTTGTTCATGCTTATTCTTGTATTCTTCACTATCTGCATCAAGAAAACCAAGGGACATTAGATTCTTGTGCATGTTTGCACCGCGAACAACTGTGGTGGTGCAACCAGAGTTTGAATTGGACTTTTTAACCGTGAATGCGTTGAGTTTTCGCAAAGAATCAAAAGTCATTTCACTAATGTTTTGCTTAGCTTGTGCAATGTTGCTGACGGATGCCAAATTATCATGCATGCTGCAAATATTATTATAAACGCCCAAAGCATCCAAGTGAAGGTTTCTATAGTTGCCTGATTTTTCTTTCAAGGAAACAGAGAAAGGAGTTTCCATAGATGGATTGGCTTTGGTTCTTTCAGTTTTTGGCAAACCAAAGATGCTGCTTTTCACATTGCGCGTTTCAAAGATTTCATTAATCTTTTTCGTATCGCATTCTTCCAAATCCTTTGAGCAGATTAGGTAGTATTTTTTGCCATTTTTAATAGCAAAAGAGCTAAACTTCTCTCTCCAATATTCGAGAGTTCTGCGAGATTTGATGATGGCGCAGACTGGTTTGTTTTTGAACTTTTCAAAATCTGTTGCGCTGCCAATAACAGAAACACCTTGCACAAAAGGATAAATATCTTTATAAGCGTTCCTTTTATGAGATTGAAAGTGTTCGCTTTCAACATAAACATTGTTCCGATCTTTGATTAACTCTTCTAAAGACATTGGCTTGACAGCCTTGATTTCTTCTTGAGCAGCTTCGACAACTGCTGCTTCAATAGCGCCAATAACACGATTGTTGCTAGCAGTGTTTTCGAAATTCTCACGCGAGATTGGCAAACTCATAGTTCCAATCGGAACATCAACACACAATATAATCTCTTCTTTAAGAAAGGGTGTTTTCAAGAACGAATCAATGCGGTAATTTTTATAAGTCACATTGCCCATTTTAATGTGAAAATTGTTTGGTTCAAAGAAGTTTCCCGATTTTTCGAAGAATCTGAAAGTGAAACCATTTTTTTCAATTTGCGACAGCGGCTTCATTGCTTCAATGCGTGCGATCCAATCTTTAAAAACAATATTGGCTGAGCAATATTCTACAAAACGAATGCTCTTTTGTCTAAAATTATTAATATCCGAATATTTAATTTCCAAATAAACTTCCAAGCCAGTCTCTTGAGTGGCATCTTCACTCACTTTCAAAATGTGACCAACAGGAACACCACTGTTTCCGCCGCCCAATGCACAAGCATAGAGCGTGCAAACGCCATTGTGGTAGCTTTTGATATAGAAAGTATCAGTGTAGCAGTGCGCTGCTTTGGAACCAATGCCAAAACCGCCGATTTGCTCATTATCGCCGCTCTTTGTGCTGCGGAAATACATGCCAAACACATTGCGAATATCATGCTCGCTCAAACCCTTGGCAAAGTCGCGAACAAAAAAGATGCTTGAGTCACCTTCATTACGAATGCCAATCTCTACTGCTTTCTCAATCTTATGCTTTTTATGCTCGTCAAGAGCATTGCAAGCGTATTCGCGCACAACAGCTTGAACTTTGTCGCTGTAAATCTTATCGCGAAGATAATAAGATGCCATTTCTGAACCTTTAGCGTCCATTCCCATGACGGAAGAAGACATGTTTTCAGAAGTGATGAGAGGGTTTGCAATTGTTTGTGTTTTCATTGTGAGTTAATATACTGGCAAAATAGTGTTTGTCAATCAGAAATTGGTAAGTGCGACAAGATTTGAACTTGCACTATACACGGTATCCTTACGGCTGGTTTGGTATAGGGAACTTGGCTCATGAAACCAAGGCGTCTTTGCATTTCGCCACGCACTTTTTTATTAATTTTAATTTGGGCGGTCTGCTTTATCTCCTATCACAGTCGAGAATCACTGTATAGAATCGGAGGCTGACTCGCAATCTCGAAAATTAACTAAAGAGTTTTATGCTACTTTAATAAGTTCGTGAATATCGTCATTGATATTCTTGACAAACTTGTAGCTGTCTTCATTCAAGAAATTAAGCATAGTGTCAAAATCAACAGGACCACCAAAATCAGAGTAAACTGTCAAACCATTAAGACCAGCAATTTGATACAGCTTGTCTGAGTAGTCTGAGTAATTGCATTCAATGATTAGAACTGAATTAAATTCAGTCTGGAACACATCGCCAGTGTTAAAATGCTCGATCTTCTCATCGAGGTCTGGCTCGCTGTCAACGTTAGCATCAGTGTCTTCAATAAGGCCAAGTTGGATGAGCTTGTTGAGATTAATTTTGTATTCTTTATTGTCTAGTGTGAGGGTTGCTTTCATGTGTTTATTATATTAGGGTTTTAGGGATTGTCAAGGACAAAGTTGAATTTGAGTTGATTTTTGTTTTCGGGTTCAGGTTCTTGAAGTTCCGCCGCGATTTCTGGAAAAGCGTCTGTTAGCAAATGCTCAACCAAGATTTCTGTCATTGTTGGACCTGCAGCAGCTTCTTGAAGGGTTTTAATTGAGTTTTTAATTGCTAGTTTTTGTGTTTTATTCATGATTCGAAAGTATGATTTTAATTCCAAAGAAAACACCAACAATTGCTAAAAACAACAACCAAAACAATTGAAAATCAGTTAATTGATGGGTCATCTGGTTTCTGCGCTTGCAGGATTCTTTGATTGAATAATTGGAGCAATAATGCAAGCTGCTCGTCAGTGCAGTTGCAAATTATGTCATCGCCTCTCTCAGCATGAAAACCAATCACTAAATACTTGTCAAAAATAGACTCCAAGTGAGCCTCTGCAAGAGTTTTTGCGATTTCAATTTTACTCTTGTCCATAAAGAATTTGAAAAATATCTCGATTAAGTTGGTGAGCGTCTTCTAGCCGTTGTGACAATTCTTGCAAGCGATCTGCTGCTTCAATCAAGCAAGCATTAACAATGCCGTCTTCTGTTGCTATATCTCGCGCTAAAATTTGCAAAGCAGAGATTATGGTTGGCGTGGATGAGTTCATGGAATTTGTTTCAAGAAATTAATCATACTATTGATTGATTTTTTGTCAAGCAAAACTTGATCGCCATAGGGGATTCCTGTTTTGAGAATTTTCCAGCAGTGGCGCAAACGATGCCAAAAACTAAACCTATGTGTACCATAAGGTTCCCAAATTGAAATATTTAGTTGGTTAAATTCATCGTCCCATTCGAGATGAAGTTCTTCGCTGTGGCAGGCGCATGGTAGAGTTTTATTCATGTTTGCAAATATAGACGTTGAAACGACTACTGTCAAAGATTTTATTAATAATTTCTTCCACAATGCTCCAATCAGCCCCGCCAAGACCACAGCCAATTTTATATGGAATATAAATGTCTTTTAAAGTGAGTTTTGACAGATAATATTCATGATTGCTATAGTCAGGAATATCATCATCACCATAAAAAATTGTTTCTGCAATTCTTTTAAAACCTGTAATCAATGCAGCATATTCTGTCTGTTGTTTACTCGTTCCAACATTGTATTGGCCAAAGAGATTAGCAACAATAACGTTATGAGCAACATTCACTTTAAACACGCTGCCTAACAGCATGACAGGGTAATTTTGACTTCTGACATGAGAGCGATATTCTCTTGCATTAACAGGCCATTTGCGCCCAATTGCACCAGCCAATCCGCCAACTGCACCAATGCAATTAACAGAGTGAACAATGACTCCTTTGTCAACTGTTAAGATGTCTTTATTAATTGTCGTGATCATTATTCTTTACTATAGATTTTATCCCACAATTTGTCAACTTCATTTAGTGCATTTTTAGCAATGTCTGGCCACCCTGCCGCTCCATAATCCATATCAGCAATTTCTTTCAAAGCATTAAACATCACCGCCCATTGATCTTGGAAGCAATTATAATCTTTTAAATTAATTTCGCCGTATTTACAAACCACTGCTTCGCAGTTGATTGGTGGGCAGCAACCTGTTTCACCGCAGCTATCGCATTTGGCGCAATATGGGGATTCTTCGCTATCAATCTGACATTGAAGAGCGTCTTCTGGATAATTTTTTGGGTCGCAGATTAGTGGTCTAATTTCTTTACTATCGCTAAATTCCCCAATAATTTCACTTTTACTCATTGTTTTTAATTAGTTCAGGGTTTTATTATGTTTTTTAGAATTACAGTTTCGACATAAAGGCTGAATATTTTCAATATAATCAGACCCTCCTTTAGAAAGGGGAATAATATGATCTTTAGTTAATTTAGTATTTTTGCCACAAGCTGCACAGCAGTTTCCGTAAGATTGTTTTAAATCTTCCCATTCTTTTAAAGAATGTTTGCCTTCTGCTCCTTTTTCTCTAGCATATCGCCGAGCTTTTAAATGAGCAATAACATCGGGATGATTTTTGCAGTAACGCTTGTGGTAAATTTGTTTAGACTCTCCTTCTTTTCGGACGCCTTTATATGCACTATAATCGCTAACGGTATAATAATCTTTTTTATATTGTGTATAGCAATTCTGAGAACAGAAATGGCGTTTTTTTCTTTTATAGTGTGATGGTTTATCATAGCAAGTTTTAGCGCAAAAATCGCATTTAAATTCAATTTTCTTACTAAGAGCTTGCGAAATTTTCTTTCGTGTTTCTTCTGATGGAACGTGTCCTTTTTGGAATCCTTTCATTTTAATATCCTTGTGTTTTTATATTTACACTAAAACACTAAGATATTAAATTACTATTTTGAAAAATATTTCCAATTACCTCATATCGGTGTTCAGCAACGCACATTTCATTAATATCATCGTAGCGAATATGTTCAAAAGATAAACAAAAAGATGGTTTAATGAAAAGAATTTCGCCAATCTCTTCACCAATTTCAATTGCTTTGGAAGAAAAGCAACCTTTTGCAAATTCAGTGCTTTCGACTTTAATACGAGCATATTTTACAATGTCGCCTTCGTAAATAGGAATTCCATTTTTATCTTTCAATCCAGTGTATTGCTGAATAACGTATCGTGGCTCTCTGACGACTTCTACCCCTTCAAAGTAATAACCATGAGCAGGAGAAGCTGTGAAGTTGTCACAGCCAAAAGCTCCAACATAATCAACAAGATTACCTGTGAACGGGCAAATTGTCCAATTGCTAAAACAATGAAGACTGCTGCTGTTTTCTAGCCACTTTTTATTCTGTTTATCCCAGATACGGAATTTTAGTTGTCTATTCATTTGTTTTTATCTTTTTTCGTTTCGAAGATGTTGCCTATAACTTTTAAAGAAGGTTTGTGCCAATTTCTTGAAGCGATATTAAACGCTCCGTTATTAAATACAACTTCGTGTTTTATAGTCTCAGCATGACGGTATTCTTCGTCGTAAAAGGAACCAGAAACAATATCGCCTTCGTAAATTTCTTTTCCGTTTTTATCTTTCAAGCCTGTGTATTGCTGAATTATGCATTTTTGTCTTTCAGCAGCAACAAAAATATCTTCTAAAGTCAATGCATCAGAGTCATTATGAATAAAATAACTAAATCCACCACAGTATTCCTGCATGTAAAGTTTATTTTCATAAAATGCTCGGAATTTTAGTTGTCTATTCATTTGTTTTCTCCTTTACTGGCCATTCAAACATTGAGAGGTGAAAGAAATGATCGCCTTCAATTTCATCTAACCATACAGCGCACCATGAACTGTAGACTTCGCACTTGCGAACTGTATAAATTTCACCAACCTTTAAGTTGTCTTTGGCGAATTGAATAATGTTGGTGTAGTGTGGATAGAATATTCCTTCGGCGTTTTCAAAACGAACTTTATTGCCGACGCTAGGCCATTCCCAACTGCGATATTTATATTGTTTTTTAAATTCTTCTTCATTCATCAGTCGAAAGGATTAAAATTAGAATTTATATACAATAGAAATACTGCTCCAAGACTAATTCCTGTGAAGAATCCTGCCCAAAATGGACCACAAAAAGGCCAATCAGGAATTTCAATAGTTAATGCTAGTAATGTGTTCATAATATTCATTTCTTTTTGGGTTTAGAGACAGTATATCCGAGGTTGCGAAGTTTTGCAACAAGAATATTTGCATCAAGACCCAACTCTTCAACCAAAGTATCAATAGAAGTACTGTCATCTTCATCGCTTGTATAATAGACATAATATTCAATATCCATGTCTAAAAAGTCTTGAATTTGTTCAGAAGATTCAACTTTTTCAATTTCTAATGCACCATCATCATCAAATTCATTAGAATGCACCTCATTTTTAAGCCAATCTAACACATCGTCCTGTGTATATTGTTCTTTGTCAGTATAAACAAGATATTTTAAATTGAGGTCAACTCTAAAAAGATTTTTTGTTTTTTTACTCATAGTGTTCGTCAAGCTGATGTTCTAGTTTAGAGATTTTGCTATCCAAGAATGTAATGTATCCTCTCAGATTGTCAATAGCGTTTTTGTATTGATGTAGTTCTTCTTTGAGATGATCTATTTCACGGTCTTTTCTTTGAAGAGTCGTTTGGTGCAGGGGTTTTACCCTCAACTCTGCAAAAGCTTCTTTGGTGATTGTTTCAATGTTCGCATCCCATTTGTCTTGCTTGCTTGAGTATTCTTCAAGAGCTTTAACAACAATATCTTCTACATCTTTGTTTTTCATAAATTATTCTCTCCAATGTTTATTTGGAACTCCTCTTTTATCTGCTACATATTGAAGAACACCATCATATCCACTTTCCCTGTACATGTCAAATAGTTTCGCAACATCACAGCTTGGTAAACTTTCTGCATCAGAAGCGGGTGCAAAATAATCGTTGACGTTGATGTAAAGGTTTATGGTGCCATCTCCATAATCACTGCCAGAAAACAAGACGCCCTTGTCTAAGAGAAAGGCAAGCATGTCTTCTTCGTTTGGCACTTTTTCACCATTTATATCAAAATAGTAATTGCGTTCGATTGTGACTGTTTCTGAATATTCCATAATTATAGACTTTTAATTTCTGTGGAGAATGTTTCGGCCATTTTCTTGTATAGCTTTTCTTCTTCTGTTTCTAGCATGTTTGTTAGATAGCGAAGAATGTGGTATTTTTGTTCGCAGCTAAAAGGAACTGGCTCTTCGTACATAGAATGCGTTGGATAATCCAAGCGTTCCATGACTTGATTAAATAAGTATTGAGCTTCTGGAACGAGTTTCATTTATTTTTTATTTAGTTAAAAGAGCTTCAACAATCTTTTCAGCGTTTTCATGAAAAGATGGGAAGTAAATTGTGCTAAATTCTTTGCCGTGTTTGTCAATAAACCACTGCCAATCCTTGCGAGCTTTTTCACTCATTGGAACTCCTTCTTTGGGCTTAGCTTCACTAGCTTCACGAATAATATCTATAATCTCATCTTGTTTATCTTTTGCAGCAGCAAGAATTTCAGCTTTGTGGGGATAAACAATAGAACGAATTGTCTTAGAACCAGGAGCTACTTTTATAAGCCACCAGCCATCCTGCAATCCATCTAGCGCCCAAGGATCGTTGTGCTCGATGTATTTTTTGCCGACTTTTTTATAGAGTTGAGTTTTGTGAGAAATTCGTGCGAGAGCGTTCATGTGGCAAGTAATTGTTTGAGTTCTTTTATGATGTCTTCTAACTTGCTCATTTTACCCTTTTGCATGTAAAAGTCAACCTCATTTTCAACAAATGTATAACCATCTTCCCACTCTGCCAAGTCGCCTTCGTAAGATGAAATTAGCTCTTGTAGTTTTGTTTTTAATTCTGTATTTTCTTGAATAAATTTTGCCATACGATTTGCGCGATCTTTAAGGTCTGGACGTTGAATTAAAATACTTTTTAATTTTACTTGATTGTCATGATTGGATTTCCATTGATGCACTTCTTTCTTGAGAGACTCAAGAGCTTCGCAGGAGCAAATATCAGCAATACGCCAATCTCCATTCCAGCCCTGCATTTTAACATAGGTGGAAACTTTAAGCGCAGATTGAATAATATCGCTTGGAATGACAACGTCTTTAATCATAGATTGTTTTAAATCTTCCAAGTGGTTGTTGATACATAGTCTCCACATTGATTGCATGGATATTCGTCGCTTTCAAAATCATCGTATGGAAACACTTCAACCAAATCAGTAAGCGAGCGACAACCATTTTTGATTTGTTCGTTAAGCCTAAGGCATAGAAAGACAAAAATCTGTTCCTGCTGTTCTGCGGAGATTTCTTGCAAGTCTTTGCCATCAAAAGTCCAGCCATGAGATGTGCAACCATCTGTTTTAATGATTTTCATAGGAGAGGTAATTGTTTTTTTTGTTTTAGAAAAAATTTTATCGTAGTTTTCCCAATAAGAGGGAAGATTTGCGCCTTTGCGTAGTGTTGATCCTTTACCTGCTGACATTTTTTTTTATTTATTTAACTGTTTTATAACCTTGATAGGGCTGCTGCCCAAGAACGTTGGGTGATAAGGTTTTATACCAAGAACCTCTCACGCAAACCTCGCCTTCTTCGCCAGAAACTTCGCAAGTTCTTCTGCAAAGATATTCGGCGAAACTAATCATCCCTTGGATTTCTCTGTCGCCGCCAGAAACATAGAAACGAAGTTCTGCAAATTTTTCTTTGATTTGGTCGATTTTTACTTGTGGCGGATAGATTTTTTTCCATTTTGTATATTTATTCGCTCTGCCAAAAACATTACGAAGAAGTTTACAAAATGATTTATTTAGTTCGATGTCTTTTAGCTTTGGAAAACGCTTTATGAGCCAAGGATGAATTCTACTAAGGAACAAGTATAAGTAATGCCAAGTGTAGTATTTTTTAGAAATGATCTCTTTTTCTGTGCGATATGTGAGGGTTAAGTAATCCTTAATTGCGCCACAAAGATCATCAATGATTTTCTCCCAGCCTTGAGGAACCCAAATTCCGCATGGGCACTCTGTTTCTCCAAGTTCGTTCTTGTAAAACAAGCTTGGGTATTTGTTCATTAAACGTGTTGAGAAATCTTCCATATTAAAGTTTGTATGAAATTAGCCGAATATAATCGCCGAGATTAATAATCTTGCGTGAGACTAGACCTAAAAAATTGCCAAAAGCTCTCTGCATTTTACCCCTAAAGGTTTTTCCAAATTTAATGGATTCTGATACTTCTTTTTGAAATTTTGCTAAGCGCTCTAATCTTTCTGCTGAATCCGTCTCTTCGTATTCTGAGAGAGAAATTTTTTGCAAAACTCCATCCACAAATACAAATTTTAATTCAATCCAAATATCAACAGGCGAGGAATTTAAAAAATCATAAGCTTTAATTGTGCAAGTTAGATTGTGCGGCTTTTTTTCTCTTGAAATTTCATTGTAATGTCCTCCAAAAGGACCAGTTCCCTCGATGTATTCGTATTTGACATCATCAATGATAAGTTTTCCTTCTTCAATCAAGAAAGAAGACATGCAGCAATCTAAATCTTTGGTCTGCAAACCAACTTGTTCATCCCCCAAAAGGGTTAAATATTTATCAATTTTGGGGTCAATCCCTTGAATAAGGGATTTGTCGAAAATAATAGTGTCAAAAAGGCCCATTTTTTTTATTAGTTAAAGTTTGGTTCGCGCAGAAGATTTTCGATCTTTTTAATGTTGTCAATGATAGCATCGTCACTCATCGCAATGCGACCATAATAAATGCCTAAACAAGGAGAGTAAAATTGCTCATAGTATTCCTTTTTCTTTCTCATGATTTCGAGATCGGTTTGTAATTGACTGATTTGGTCTTTGAGTATTTGTTCGTCCATATTAATCTATAAAATAGAAATTAGAAATTGTAACTGGAATGCTATAGCGGTCTTTTGTTCCGTCTGGAATGAAGATTTCGTTTGCTTCATCTAGCCAACCAGTTTGGCCATAATTAATGTCTCTTTCGTTTTTGCCAGTGTAAACAGCGCGTCTCATTTTATCGTTTAAAAATAGTTGTAAAAAATGGTTCTTTAACAGAAAGAGCAGCAATTAACATAATGATAAAACAGATGATGGTGTCCATTCTTTAATGTAGCTCTCTTTTGGAGAGAGTCAAATGTTTTGATAAGGTTTTTCGCGAAACCATTTTGTCAAAATAAACTTTTCGCCCTCTTCGACTGGCATGCCCCAATGCTTTGATTCGGGAATGTTAGAACCGTCTTTGGTGTTTTGCCACAAAATCATTGTGCCAGTTTCGGGTTTTGTTTCTAAATCTATTTCTGTGAATTTAGTGTGTCCACCCTTGGGAGTGTCATTCAAGTAGATCATGGCAGTCCAAGTGCGGTTTCCATGCAGTTCCAACTCTCGTCTTTGTTGTTCTGTCAAAGGAAAGAAAGAATCAAAATGAGGTTTAAATTCTTCGCCAACTTTATAGTATTGGCCCTGAATTTGTTCGCTGTATTTTTCTGGAATATTAATGATTTTTGAAATCGCATCTTCGATTTCATCAATCACAGGATCAGACTTGCGAAACAAATGAGCAGTCGAGCTTGTGCGAAAGTCAGAAATCTTACTGCCTCCATTGTCATAGTCAATCACAGAAGACTTTTGACAGCGATTCCTGATGACTTGAATCATGCGAACGCACTGGTCTTCTGTTAGGGCGTTTTTGATTTTAAAGATATTTAATTTATCAGACAGCTTTTCTGCGCCAAATTCAGTTGTCAGATTCTCAATTTTGAGAGAAGGAGATTCGTCTTGAATCTTTTTTAAGATTTCTGGCATGGAGAATTCTCTGATGATCAAGTCTTCATCAAAGCCTTTTTCAAGTAAAATCTGTGCTAATTCTCGTTTTTGAGAACCTCTACGAACATTATCCCAAATCCAAAACTTCCAAGAATCGTCAAAGCTAGTCTTTTTCATATTAAACATACGATGCTCAAGGTGTAAGTATTACTGTGAAAATAGATAAGAAAGCTCGCTCTATTTTAAACTCTTTTCCAAAAGATGTTCAAGACTATTTTCAAGAAATCAGCGAAAAATGTAAAAAACACCAAGTCAAATTTCGCGTGTCGAGTGGGTGCAAGGTGTATTCTGGTAGTGGAAGTTGCGGCGGTTTCTTTTCCGACTCTCATAAAGAGCTTGCAATTGCAATCAACAGCCCTTTGAAATGGGTGATTGCTATTCTTGTTCATGAGGATTCTCATTTTGACCAGTGGCTCAATCACCAATCAGATTGGCACGATCCAAAAGTTTCCCGCAATATAACTTATTTTTTTGATTGGCTATCGAAAACAAAAAATATTAAAGACCCAACAGAGAGCGTCAAATCTGTGATCTCTCTTGAGTCTGACTGCGAAAGACGGTCCATTAAAAAAATAAAAAAGAGATGGTCGCACATTATTTCGCCAGAAAATTACGCTCAGTCTGCTAATGCTTACATGTTTTCCTACTTGTATATGGCTCATTCGCGCAAGTGGATTTCTAAAAGCGTAAATATTTATAGCAAATGTTTTTACAGAAATTTCCCGCAAAAAATCCTTGGTAAGTTTGAAGCATTATCGGAAAAATATTTCGAACTCTTTAGCAAAAATGATAAAAATGCAAGGGCGGCTCCAAATAGAGCCGCCCTGCGTCCTACAAACCGAAGTCTATAAGAGGGGTATTATTTATCTTTGGCCTTGCCAACATTGAGAGCTAGCCAATCCACAATCTTGTAGAGTTTGCCAACCCAATTGTTGTCTTTGGGAGTAGGTGTGAGTGCAGCAATAGCGGAAGCTGCTGCGACAACAGCAGTAACAGCGTGAACAAGATCAAGTTGATGAGTGAGAATCCAAGTAATCATACTACTCTTTACACTTTTGATCGAGCCAAAAATTTACTATTTTTAGAAATGATTTGTCTGATCTTTTTTCACACAATTCTTTGATCTTTTTTAAGTGCTCGCGTGAGCAATCTTTGAGCATCACGAAAGAAATGGGTTCATCGCCATTAATTCCAAGCGTTCCCCAGATAGAGTTTTCGGCTTTCCACTCAAAACTTTTAGTGTTTGGGAATTCTTCGGGGCTTAGAATTTTTACTTCATTATAATTCCAAACTCCGTATTTTCTTTTTTCGCCGAAATTTTCCCTCCAATCATTGTAGAGTTCTGCAAAAGTTTGTGGAACCTCAAACCAAATTTTTGCTCCCCAAAATCTACTATAAGGTTCTGAATCTCCAATATTGGGCTGACCACCATCAGCCATGATATAGTCTGCTCCCTCTCCTACTGTAATGTAGTCATGTCGAGCTACAGATGCGACAATCTGTTTGTTGTTCGTGAAGCCTTTTAGTTTCATATTAATATCCAAAAGCTTCAAGTGTATATTTGAAGGGATTGCCTTCAATGTTTTTAACAAGATCAAGCATAGTAGCAGCAATATCGCGAATTTCTTTTTGAGCGTCTGGCTTGTTACGCAATGCCAAGAAGTGATGAAAGCTACGCCAGTTAAACATCACATCAGCCTGAATCTGACTGTTGTATGTCTTGAAGAATCTTGCGCTTTCTTTGGCGCGTTTGCGGCCAAGAACAGGCTCAAGGTCTTTGAGACAAGCATGGTATAAAGTATTTCCCATTCTTGTATATTCTTCAAGAATATTAGACCATGAATTTTCTGTTGTCGCAATCGGGCAATCAGGAGAACCCACATCATGAGTTGGGTAAATACCCACCCAATCATCAGGAATATAAAACTTATCTTCTTTTAATTCCTTATACCTAGCGCTTTCGCCGTTGACAGAAACGCCAACTCGGTGCTTAATTTTATGGATATGGCTAGCAATATCGCTATCCACAAGAAAATGAAGGCTACTTTTCTCAAAAGGTGTATGGTGACCTGCATCTGCTAGCATTTTTAATAGTTTAGGAATACGTTCGCGCTTTTCATCTGTAATGTCTCTGCTAGTACTTGTCCATGCAGAGCAGGCATGAATTTCATCTGATCCATAAACGCCTATGAGTTCTACTTTGTTATTCATAATTTATTAATTCGGGGTTTTGTTCCAATACTCTCGATACAAGATATACGCATTCTTGTGTGGTAAAATGTGTTTTCCAATCGCATTCATCAAGAATTTTATCTATTTCTTGAATATAGAGTCTGTGTAGTTCTTCTTTATTGATTTTCATGTCCACATGTATTCGCGATAGTCAATCATTTGCTTGAGGATGTTAGAGTCAGTTTCGCTAATGAGTTTCTCCATTTTATTAAGCTCTCCATAGAGTTCTTCATAGGATTTGCTTTTTTGAAGGTCTGTAAGAGGATACTGAGGATGAAGAGTATTTGCTTGCGATTCACAGTTTGGTTTACCAACAGTAATCCAATGAGCGGAAGAATCAAGCCAGTTCTTGAATTCACGATGCTGCGGCGTTCCATCCCAATTAACAAAAGACTCATCAGCCTCTTTCTTAAAGCTGAGAATCATTGCAAAATTAACATCAACAACAAGACTACTAATGTCAGCCCAAGTGCGGGGAATTGCTTTGCGAATTTCTTGATGCTTAGGAAAGAAGAAGCATTGAATCTTATATTTGAAATCTTTAATTCTGCGCCACATGATGCTAAAATACAAACGCACGTCCTCTCGAAAGAAGTATTGGATTGGATAATCTTTCTTTGTTTGCTTTTCCCAAGCGCTCCAGCCTACGGTGTCATCGCGTGGATTCCATTCGAGGCTGCGGGGCTTTTTATACCAGAGGTCTTTATTCATATTTGTATTATGCAGAGATTTTTTCCTTTGTCAACTCGCGAATGCGAAAAATAGCTTGGCATTTATTTTTAAGCTCTACATCAAAATAAACATTTCGGCCATAGTTGTTAGGAGTTGAAGCTGGCATGTCAGCATGCTTGCGAGTGCCGTCAATGCCCTCGCTGTAATGAAACAGTGGAGTGGTTGGCCAAGTATCATAAGCAAGATTGAAGGCTTCTTCGGCACTCAAATCGTCGTGCAAAATACTATGATGCAATGAATCATAAGTGACAGGAATCTTGCGCGAATTATAAAAGTACTTGATAAGATTCTTGATGCCCCAAACACCTTTGGCATTGTCATTGTTTTCGAGCACAAGACGCTTGCGGATATTGTCTGGCAATTGGTCATAAACTCGCAGAACATTGTCTGCAATGGTTTGAGGATCGCCATCTTTGCGCACATGTATGTTAAGAGGCGAACGATAGTCTTGCGGCAAATCAAGCAGGTCAAAAATCTCTGCATGCTGCTGTAGGTCAAGAATGCTGTTGTCGATGCAGTCTTGATTGCTGGAAGACAGTGTGATGTATTCGCTTGGGTGCGCTGACAAACGAATCGGATGAGAAGAGAGCAACTGCTTGATTGAATTGCATACAGCAACAATGCTTGCGTAATTGGGCAAGTCTGCAATGCGAAGCAGCACATCTTTGTGCGTTAGAACTGGAGCAAGAGAAGACGAGAGGCGATAGCCTTGAATATTATTCAGTTGGCAAAAACGAATAGTATTGAGTGTCATCTTGAAATTATGCAAGATTCGCTCGGAAAGCTCTTGTATAGCAACGTTACGAGGCAGCTTGGCAAACTGCGTGTAAGTCATGGAGCGAAAATTCTGTCCGTTGTCAGACAGTGTTTTTGAGATGCAGCAAAGTGATAGGTTCATGGTTTACAATACCACTCTGCTGCTCCTTGTCAAGACAAGATTTTTTCAGGATCGCGTTCTCTTGAACCATGAGCAAAAGAAGTCCAAGATTCAAAATCAATTAAAAACAATTCACCACTATCAGATTCAACCACATTCTTCCAACGAATATCGTTATGATGTACACCATAGGTATGGATCAATTCATGATTCATTTCTTGAATGCGAGTTTTAAATTGTTTTCTCTCTTTAGGAGAGTACCTTAAATTTAAAGAATGCCCTTTATATTCAGTAATAATTAATTTATCATCAATTGAACTCTGAATCATTTTAGGCACAAATGGGCAAAAAATTAATTTTTTATAAGCTTGAATTTCGCGAAAAGCCTTGTTCTTAGTTTTAAGAAACTTAAAAATTAAGTTTTGTCCTTCTCTTTCATGAAGTTCGACTCTTTCTGTAGAAACTCCAGCTTTAAAAATGCGAATCAACATATTTAATAATTGGGCTGCGAACAAAGAATATGATTAATTTCTTCTTTGATTTTTTTAATCATTCTGTGTTTGGCAATATAAATAGCGCTAGAATTGATCTTGTATTTATGCATTAGATTTTCATTTTTTAAATCATTAAAGTGCAAATCATAAAAAATCATATAGTCTTTGCTTTTATGATCTCTGCCTAGATTTTCAAAAGCTTGCATGAGAAGCTCTCTCTGATAAGATTTTTCTTGCGAAGCATCAAAATCCTGTTTTTCATCAGGCTGCATTTCCATCAAAAGATCATCGCCGCTGGTGATTTGCTTGTTTTTTCTTTGATTGCGGCGAATAATGTCCACCATGCGCCACTTGGCAAATGTTGTTACCCAAGAATGAATCTTGCCTTTGGCAGAGTCGAACTTGTTTTCTTTGAAGTAGTTTGCCATTGAAACAAACACTTCTTGCACAACGTCATCAACGTCCTGTGAAGGCAGCTTATAGGAGTAAGCTAATGATCTTAGATACTCATTAAATTGAGTAAAAAAATCATTCCAACCTTGGCTGTTCCCCCAATCGGAAAGCTCTTGTTCTTTGAATTCGCTCATTGATTGGAATTGTGTGGTCTAAATTTAGAAATCTCGTCTTGAAGAACAGAGTATTTTTTGTGAGAATGCCAGATTTCTGTGACATCTCCACTGATGTATTTGCCTTCTGTTGTAATCACAACAGACTTTGGGGGCAAAAATAATTCTGGAGGTTGCTGGTTAAATTGGCTATCGGAAATGGGTTTTGTTTGGCAACAGCCACAAGCAAGTAGAATAATAGTTAACTTTTTCATTTTTTGAAATCTGTTAAGAAAGAGTGCATTTTTTGCTGCTCTTCAATAATTTCTTCGTTTAGATTGTCGGCTTTCTTTTGAGCTTGCGAATTTGCAATGTTTCTTACCTTGTCTCTCTCGCTTGAGAGTTTATCAATTCTAGAATCAAACTTCTCTAGAATATCAAAAAGAAAAGATTTATTACGCAGCTTGAGGTATTCGACCCCAAGCTGCAATAACAAAGGAATTGCATCCAGTATTTTCACAAATGCTTTTTAAGCGCGTTAAAAATAGTCTTTTCCTCTTGACCAACCTCACACTCACAGATGTAGCCGCCAATGTGCTTAGCGCAATCCATAGCCCAAACATACGCATCAGCAAAATACTGATCGTAGGAAGCTTGATGCTCGCCTTTTTGATTATAAACTGAATACCACTTAATACCTGATTTCTTTTGCATATTATTGTTCGTTATTGCTTGTTGTTTGTGCTCATTTTGATAAGGGAATCGTGAATCATGTGACGAGTTTCCCAGTCAATGATGCGTTGATTCTCGTCTTTTGGTAGCTCGGAAGTTACCTGCTCCAAGTTCAAGCCAAATGCTGAACAGAGAGCTTTGATCTTTCGAAGAACGCCGATTTCCTTATACTTTAAGATTGCCCAACAGAGGTCAATCTGTTCTGGCTTGCTTTTTTCAATTGCCTTGGCAAGAGTATTGCTCATAGGGAGTTTTTTATTTATTTGTTTTGTTTATGTTTGCTGTGGTGCTTATTATTCTACAATAGTAAGGATTTTTGTCAAGGCTTCTTTTGATTCTTCTAGCGCTTTTTCTTTCCAACTGTTTAGACAATAGCTTTTAATTTCAGAAAGAAGGAACTGGGTTTTCCCAACTAATTCTTTTTCATTATCAATGATGCAATAATCAGGTACGTCATAACCAGACAAGGCAATGGTATTTTTACAGCTATAGTCAAATAGAGTAAGAACATCATAATTGAGAGCCTCATAGAATCGGTTAGCCAAACAATTATAGTTGTTATGGTTAACTTCGTCTTCAATGTAGAGACTAGTCTGGAAATTAGAGAGTCCTTCTTTTGACCAGTTGATTCGGTCAATGAATGGGCCGTTGACTCCAATTGTGTTAAATTTTTCACGATTTTTTTGATGTGTTGAAACGGTTACTTTGCCCTTTAAGTATTTACGAAAGGACGGTTCACGATTTTTACGAAAAGAACCGTAATAAATGCAGCTTGATTTTTCACTTTTTGTTTCTTTGGGGTCAAAAATTAATGCATTTAAATTAATAAAGTGCCAATTATCCACATATTTCTCCACAATTTTAGAGATGTTTGGGCTGTGATTGGCTATTACTTCATATCGACGACCTTCTTTAACAGCCATCCATAATGCTCTTGGTTCACCAAGATTATATTCATTGGTGATGTGAAACAGTTTGGCTTCTGGACTAGCTTTTAGCCAAGCATAGTCAACGTAAGAATAATGGCTTGCATGATTAAAAATGATTCGATCATAGCCACTTTTAATGCTGTCATTAACTGTTGGGTAGCTCCAGATGAGGTCTGCCTTATGACCACTTTGAATCAAGAAGTCTTTGATCTTTTTGGCGTTTAACCAGTGCAAGTTTTGAGGTTCTTTTATTGAACCCTTGTGAGAATCAATGATTAAGTATTTCATAGAGGAAAGAATTCAATTGCTAAACGGCCTAAAGAATCATCAATGTGAGCATAGCCTTCAATGATAAAGCGATCCTCAATCAAGAGCGTCTTGTAAATTTCAAATGGAAATTCTCCGCGATCAGGAACTTTCACATAATGCAGAGTGTTTCCATCAAAAGAGATGCTGCAATTTTCGAATTCTTTTTCCATCCAATCCAAGTGGGATTTGTTGTTTGCTCCAATGATTTTAATTTTTCCAGTCATTTATTATTTTAATATAGATATTTGAAAGTGTCAATATCTTTTTCAAAAACTTTTTCAATTATCTTTTTCGCGTTCGAATTATAATAATCTTTATAATTTGATCTTTTACTTGAGTTTTCGTGAGGAATATCTGAACTAATATGCCTGATTTCACAAGCATCTAGCATTTCTTTAAAATCATTTTTAAGATTTTCAAAACGCAAAATAAAGTTTGGTTGAAATGCGCCGTTGAGCCATTCAACTTGTTGATGAATGCCAATAAAATTTTTTATATTATTTTCACGACTTTCGCTCATAATTTCACAAAAATCTTCAAATGAAGCATCGCTTGATTCTCCATATAAATCGCTAAGGTTATTTTCCTTAGCGTGTTGAAACATGGAAACTGCTCGATCAAAAGGGTTTCTTACGATGGCAAAAGACATATAATCGCGAACCATGCGACCAAAAACTTTAAAAATTTCATCTGGTTTAGCATGCGACGTAGAAAACCAGCTTCTATATATCTTGTTTCTAAATAGCGAATCGTGAAAGATTTTTTCATGCTTGTGAATTAAATTAAAATCCCCAAGATGAGAATACATGGATGTGCTGGCGTTTTTAGGTATGCGGATAAAAATTAAACTCCACATCCATTTATGACTGCATGGGGCAAGCTCTAGCATTTTGGCCAAACTTTAAATTTTAAGTTATCAAAAATATCAGAGAACTTGATGATTGAAATCTCGTCTTTGCGACCCTTGCGTTGATATATCTTGTAGAGAGCGTTTTTTGACGCATCTACGCGGCTATCTTGGTCAACTAACTTTAGGCAAAGCTTCCATAGGGCAGAACGATTAACCATGATAAAATCATTCTCTCTTTCAAAAGCAATGAATTCTGCGGCTCCAATTAACCATCCAGCATTACCTGCAACATTTAAAAACTCAACCCAAATTAAATCATCGCTTGTCTCAGAATCGCTTCTTTTGATTTTTTTTCTAGCTTTAATGTCTATTGAGTAAATTGGATAGCCTTCTTTTGAGAGGAAGACATCAATGTGAGAGAGTTGCTGCTTGCGATCCGCTTGTGCAGCTTTCCAACCTTGTTTTTCCGCGATTGAAATAAACAAACTTTCTGCGTCATGTCCTTTCTCGGAACACTCTCCTGTTCTGTCAAAGCGATTACGGTATCTCATAGTAAACAAAATCATTAATAATGTTGAATTTAAAAATCCTTTTGACTGCGGAAAAGAATTTATTTCTTTTCTTTTCTCTCACAATATGAGCAATAATATGTTGAATACCATATTTTTCTTTCATATATTTAAACATATCATGCGCTGATTTTTGTGCTAAAAAAAGTTGATTAGCTCTACTAGCGGAAAAAGTAAATTCGCGAGATTTTTGGGGATCGTTTAAATATTGTTTTGAATCTGGAATATTAAGGTCAGAAAAGTCTGAACCAAATGAACCAAAGCAAAAAATCTTTTTATCCACTTCTACATATAATATTGTAGTCTTTTCAATTAAAATGTCAAACTGTTTTTTTAGTTCAATGAATCTGCCAGAAAAAGTAATCTCTTTGGATGGTAATGGTAGGGAACGAAGCGAAAACTCTACAAAGAGTTCATATAATTGCTCGCGAATCGCGCTTTCTCCAAAAAATTCGTGTAAATTATAGTTCAATGTATTATTATGTTTAACCATGCCGATTAACAATAAAATTTCAAAAGATTTAGTTGATCTGGAACCAACGGCTGTTTTGGAATTTTACAGGCTCTATTATGATACGTTGAATGAGCCAGATTCCTACTTACCTTTTCATTCATGCTCTAATGGACTCACAACCAATATAGTATTAAATGGTATTGGCTATTTGCCAATCGCTGTTGAAGTGGAAGATTTTGAATCTAATATTTTTAATAGATTATCTCGCCCAAAGATTAGAATAAGCAATAATAATTTAGTAGTCAGTAGCGTTTTGAGAAGAAAGAACGATTTCAGAAACGCTAAAATTGAAAGAATTAAAATATTCATTAAATACATTGATGATGTAAATTTTGAAGGTGGCGTTAATCCTTTTGGCGTTGCAGACCCAACTGCTGAAATTTCACGCGACTTGTATATTATATCTCAAAAATTACAAGAAAATAAATCATTAGTCGAATTCGAATTAACTGCGCCATTTGACTTAGAAAATTTTTTCATTCCTGGAAGATTAGTCTTGGGAAGGTATTGTTATTGGCAGTATAGAGGAATTGGTTGCAATTATTTTGGCCCACCAGTTTGCCAAGAAAATGATGCTAATTTTACTCATATACCAACTGGAACTTTTGATTTTCAAAGTTCTTTAAACGAGTGGCAATATGGAAAATATTACCTCCCTGGAGCTACCATATTCATCAACACAGATAAAGACCCATTTAGGACATGGTATATTTGCATTGAGCCGCACTTGGCTTCTGAAAATAATGCTCCTAATTTAGACAACTCGCCTTGGCAAAAAGATGGTTGTGCAAAAACTGTTGGTTCTTGCCGCAAAAGATTCGCAAATTCGTTTATTAACTACAGTGGTATTAGCGGCTCTTATTTAAACCAAACCTCTCAGGTACAAAACATTGTTCCTGCTACAATTAATGGAAATCCTAACTCATACTATTTACCATTTGGAGGTTTCCCTGCTACAGATAAATATGACTATGGACAAACATTCTTTAAGAAGTAAAGTATTTGATGAAATTTTAATTTTTCTAAAGGAATATTGCTCGCTTTATTTTAATATTGAGTGTTGCGCCCTTATAGGAAAAGATAAAAATTATTTTGTTGTAGAGTTTATGAAAAATAGATCGCCGCAACCAAATGACTTTTTTTGCGTTGATCCAATGGATTTTTTAAGATTTAAAAATTCAAACAACTTATTATGCTTATTTCATTCTCATCCAAGCACTGATGAACAGTTTTCAGAACTAGATATTGCTAATGCAGACGCGCTATGCATTCCTTCTATGATTTACTCATTGAAAACAGACAATTTTGCTTTTTATGAGCCAAAAGAGTGTGAAGTGGATGTAAAGATACTTAAGAAGATTAAAAAAAAGCTATGACAGAGATTCATTTACACGGTATTTTAGCTAAAAAATACGGCAAAGTACATAACTTTGTGGTCAAGGAACCAAAAGATGTATTGCGTGCATTTGAAGCTAACTATGAAAATTTTAATCACGACATTAAAGAATTGTTGAAAAAGAACATTGTTTATACCATTGTTGCTGATAATTGCTGGTTAAAGAATAAAAATTCATTTGATGAAAAAAAAATAAAAAAGATTGATTTTCTTCCTTGTATTTTAGGCGCTGGACCTGCTGTTGTTTTTGGAATTATTTCTCTTGTAGTAGCCGTGGCTTCTGCTATTTATTCTTATATTCAATCTGGCAAACAACAATATCCATCTATTCCTGGAGCAGAAGGAACATCTTCCGCATCTAATAAATCAATGGCTTTTAGTAACAGGGAGAATATAACAGAGCAGGGCAACCCTGTTCCTTTAGCTTATGGAAGATTGCGGATTGGTTCCTATGTGATTCAAAATACAGTTAAGAGTTTCCCTCTTTCTTTGACTTTGATAGACGAATTCATCAACTCTACCAATAAAAAATCCAATAATCAAACAGCCGTTATTGACGCTTCAGAATCAAATTTGGCTGCTGTTACAACAACTAATTAATATTGCATGAACCATTATATCAAAAAATACCTTCACAAGATTGCTGGCTCTAAAGGTGGTGGTGGTGGTGGTGGTGGTTCACCTCCGCCTCCTCCGCCGCCAACATTAAAGCCGCCGAAGCTTGGAGATTTACAAGCTATATCTTCATACGAATACATTGAGAATATTGATCTTATTTCAGATGGAGAAATTGATGGTTTTGTGAGCGAAAGAGGGGATTATGTTGAAGATTCAAGATTATTTGAAAGTGTTTATGTGAGCGATGTTGCTGTCAGGCAACCAGTAGATATTGATGGGGCGACACTAGCTTCAATTAATTTAGACTTTATTAAAAATGCTTTTAAGCAAAAATTTTATAAGAATGGCGAATTTAATTCAAGCAATTATATTGAAACAACGATAGATTCTATAAATACTTGGCAATTAAATCAAGCTGTTGATGGCGGCAACATTCAACTTTCAGTTTTAACTCAGAAGAATTTAATTGCTGATTATATTTTTAACGATATTAACACAATTCAAAGTATTTATAATATTTATACGCAATATCCTACTACTGCTACTTTTAAGCAGCTTAGGTTGCTTAGATCAAAGTTTAATTATGCAAATTCAAAAGAAGTCGATGCTTATTTGTTGCCTTTTAGTGCGGAATTAAAAAATAATCAATATCCTTTTGTTGCTTTAAGATTATCCTTTGATATAACTAGATCAGATTATCCATACTACAATACAGATGATTTTATTTATTTAGATTCCGATTTGAGAAATCAAATATTTTTGCCACTTGAAGATTCTGAATTGCAAGGAAGGTCTTGGAAAAGTCCGCCTCAAAAAGTTAATCTGACTTATTTTCTTGAGGGAAGCGGAGTAATTTATATTAGAGGAAGCATCTATATCTTTCTTTATCAAAAAGATGGTTACATTTTAAGAAATGGCGTTGAAGCGGTAATCAATCATCTAAACAACGTTAGAGTAATTAAACCATATTCTAAATATAACTATGCAAATGCAACAATTGAATTGCGCAATGGAGATGAGCTTCAAAAACCATTAAGTCTTTTTAATAAAACATATTTAGATCAAAGATATGGTTCGAAACTAAGAGGCGCTTTCATTAAGGGAAGACCAGTGCTCACTTTATTTGATAGTGGCACAAGCGTATTATACACACAATATGATCCGAATGCTGCTTATGCTTCTACAGGTATATTAACTAATGAAGGTAATCAATGGATTAATCGTGCAGAATATAACCAATACCGTAGTTATCACAGTGGTTTGTTTAATGGCGGAGCTAGTTTTGAAGATTTTGTCGCTCAAATTTTGAATTCAACTGGTGGTTTAAAACTAAAATCAATCACTAAATCTTCTAATCCATCTTCTGTGAATTATCAATCTTGGTCAGCTACAAGCTCTGATACGCAAAATATTTTAACATATATCTTTATTGATTCCAGTCAAGGAGTAAACACCACATTTGAATATCTTATTGTTTTTGATAGAGCAACATCTTGTTTTAAAAAAGATGTCATTATAACAGCAACACGACAAGCAAGCGGCAGGGTTAAAGGTGCAGGCTCAGCCGTAACTAATGGTTCATTTAGTATTCTTGCATCTGATACGGTTAATATCAAGAGTATTGATAATGACATTATTGTAGTTAATACTACGCCAGTGCCTCCGAGTAACGGCTCTACAGTTAAAGGGACGTTCAGAGCGCAGCAGCGGGCTGTGTTTACGGGCGTTTCGGCACCATCATTAGCATCAGTTAGCTTAGACAAAGCTTTTTGGGGAGGAGTCTTGAGAAGCTGTTTGGATTTAGGTTATCGAATTGATGGCAGTGATGATATTAGATTTTTACCATCAGTAGAAAGCTATACTGCTTGGAATGATCAGTATGTTAAATACTCTTCTGAGCCAGCCGCTCCAATTACTCATGTTATTTTAAATCCAAACGTGAGCCAAGTTTATGTAACATTGAATGTCACTGTGCTTCGTGATATGGCTCATCGAGATGTATCACTTATTACATACAATGGCGCATCACAGTCTGTAGAAGCGGGAACTGTTCTTCCATCTTTGATGAGAATTCGGATCGAAACTGGTTATCAAAATAAAAGCGGAGAAGAGGAATTGACTTCTTCAAGAGAATATCAAATTAAAGGCTTAATTGATTCTCCAGTAAAAATAGACATTGGTAGAGAAGAAAACAACTCTGCTATTAGAGAGTATAGTAGATTTATTTTGGGAACGGAAAATGTGGCCAAGCCAATTGAACTCCCAATCCCACAATCAGATCGCGTGCGTTTTGTAAGAATTTGGAGAACTACAGCAGAAACCTATTCATCTCTCATTAAAAGAGAAGTTTATTTAGAGAAGATTACTGAAATTATCAATATTCCGTTTTCTTATCCATTCTCAACTATTTGTGGATTAAAATTAGACTCAAGAAGTTTGAGTGAAATTCCTCCTAGAAGTTACGATGCAAGATTCAAAAAGGTATTTATTCCAAGTAATTATTTCCCACTCAACCCAAATGGTGTTGATAAAAGATATATTTTAGGTAAAAACATTGGAGCATTTAATGCTCTTGGTGCAGATAGTGAAAAGAAGTCTATTTATAAAGGCAATTGGGATGGAACTTTTAAACTGGCTTGGACAGATAATCCAGCTTGGATTACTTTTGATCTATTAATCAATAGAAGATATGGATTGGGTAATTTTATTAAACCTGATCAAATTAATTATTGGGAACTATATAAGATAGGCAGGTTCTGTGACGCAGTTGATAAAAATGGAGTTTTTCAAGGAGTTGTATCAAGCGATGGGGGATTAGAGCCTAGATATGCTTTTAATGGCGTAATAGCTGATAAAACAAATGTGTTTGATGTGATCAAATCAATCATCGCTTCTTTTAGAGGAAACTTGTTTTATTCAAATTCTGAAATCAATTTTACAAATGATAGGATCAAACCAGTCATGGCATTTTTTAACAACTCAAATGTTAAAGATGGTGTCTTTTCTTACTCTAATGATAGAAGAGATTTGCAATATAATGTGATCGAGGTTTCATTCTTAGACAGAGAAGATTTGTATAAGAAAAAAATTGAATACATTGAAGACGCTGATGATATTAAAAATAGAGGAATTTTGAGAACAACAGCAGACACTTTTGGCGTGACTAGCAGAGCGCACGCTAAAAGAATTGGAGAACATATTATTTATTCGTGCATCAATGAAGACCAAAATGTTGCCTTTATCTCTTCTTTAGAAACTTTACTTTGCCGCCCTGGAGACTTAATCTCAATTAATGATGAAGTCAAAACATTAAAAAATCATGTTGGCAGAGTTTTATATACTGATCTTGCCTCTAACGCTATTTATACAAATATCTCGTTGTCTTCACAAGATTTTAATCCATCAGGCTTGATTGCTGAAATATCATTGTTAATTCCAACTGGTAAACCTCAAATGGAAGACTTTTATAATTTAGCTAAAAGTCCTTCTAGACTTAGTATTAATGAGATTTATAAAACAGATATTCCAATGCGTGTTACATTTCAAGCAACTGGCTTGATGCTATCCAACACAAGCCCTTCGCTAGATTATGGTTCAGCTTTCTTTATTGATTCTGGATGCAGTGGCTATCCATTGATGCAAGATGTCATAAATGGAGTGCCCTGCTCTATTACTCTTGCAAATACTAAACAGGAAATTTACAAAATTAACTCTATAAAAGAATTAAATTTGAACCAATACGAAGTTGTTGCGGTTAAATTTGATACTGGAAAGTTCGCTGAAATTGAAAATGGAGAAACTGGTTTGTTGCAGGATTTTTACGAATCATTCCCAAGCGCAAGAAATACCCAAGTTAACGAGGGCAATAGTGACCTTTTGGAAAATAAATATAGATATGACTTGTCTTACCCAAGTATTTTAGAATTTTCTACTGGCAATTATGACAGACAAAATGATGTCGTTGACCTTTCTGGTAGGTGGACAAGCGTTAATGGCGCAAATTTATACAATGTTGAACTTGTTTCTCCAACCTATAAGAGCAAAAAATTAACAACTTCTGATAACTACATTATTTTTGAAGATCAAGCTGAAATTGGAAGATACACAATCAAAATTACTGCTCGAACAACTGGTATTTATCCAAACCCAATTTCCCCAACAGCAGTTGGTGGGTTTAAAGTTTATTCTTATGACGCTCCCGTAAGAACAAATTTGATTGTTGATACCGTAACCGTTGATAATAATTAAATAAGCTTATATTATGCCTACACCTACGCCTACGCCTACGCCTACGCCAACGACGACAACGACGACAACAACGACAACGACAACGACAACGACAACGCCAACGCCGCCGCCGCCGCCTACGCCTACGCCTACGCCTACGCCAACGCCAACGCCGTCTTGTAACTGTAATGACGTGCAATACTCTTCTAGTTGTCCAATTGAGCCTGGCTCTGTAACATTTTATGTTTGTACTGAAGACCAGATTCACTACACTACCAGGGATGGCTGTGAAAACCAAAATGGTACAAAAGTAAATGGCCCTTTTTACTATCTCGAAGCCAATCCACCAGCATTATATAATTTTATTGATGGTGCTGGCTCGTTAGTGGGTGGTGTATATTGCACGACAACAACTACAACAACTACAACAACTACAACTACAACTACAACGACAACTACAACGACAACGTTGCCGTATTATAGCTGCGATGATGTTGGTTATTGCCGTGTTAATAGAGGATATGGTCGCCCACTAAGATTTACGGCTCCACCAGGATACCGAAATGCAGGAGCGAGAATTGTTTGTTATTGTTGTGACGACGGCTCTTCTGATTGTCCTCCACCTCCTCCGACAAGTTCATTTGTCCCCGCGCTTTTTTCAGATGGAACTGGAGGCGCAAATTTAATATTTAATTGCAACAATCAAGGAATTAATTTTACCTTTCAAGATGTTTATGGGGCTAAAATCCAATCAGAAAAAGACATTGTAAATTTAGACAATCAGCAATTTTTTACTACTATTTCAGCCTATGATCGTGACGGTGTTTTAGTAAGTGAGAATTTTGTTAGTGGCGATTTGGGTCTTTCATATACCTTCAATCAAGAAAAAAATAAACAAATATTTAGCGGTCCCAAATATAATCCAAATGGCGAACGGGATTATGCATTATTATTTTCTTTTTATAATAATAGTCCATTTGGTTTCGCAAAAAACTCTGTACTCGCAACTGGCTCGCACCCAACAGCACGAATTTCATCTGTAACGGTTCAAGATTATTTTA